CACCAACGTTGCCAATGTCAGAGATGCGTGTGCCGGTGTGTTAGCCGCTCCAGAGGCGGTTACGCGCCGTATTGCGCATGGGTATTGGGTTTATTTGGCTGATGACTACAAGCTGACTACGCCTTCAGGTACAGTTGTTCTCGATTATGAGAAACTGACTAGGGAGTGGAAGGCCAATGTTGAGGCATTGACGGATGAGTCCACGCAGTTGGATGTCATCAACTGCATGCCGTGGAAGGCGTGGCGTATTGTACACCACGACTTCAACGGTCTTGAACCAAGCCCTACAGTTGAATCCAGCTTCCATCTGGGTCAATTGGCCATGATTGTGGCGGATCAACTGAAGGGTAGGGAGAAGGCGCACCAAGAGGAAGTTGAGGACTTCACGCATTGGTTGAAGAAGATTGAGTCCCTCAAGCTTCCGAAGCAAGCCACTAGTGGTTTGGCCAAGGATGTTGCGGAGACGTCTTCACACCCAATTAGTGAAGAGCCTGAGGCTGTTTCACAGGGCGCCCTCAAGTATGGCGGTACTGAAGCACTGAGTCCATCAGGTATGTACGCCGCTGTGAGGCGTATCGTCGGGGAACCAGTCGTGCCTGCCCCAGCTACTACAGGGAATGTCATTATCCTACCTCCAGTAGGTGAGGATGATTGCATACCAGTGGGACCGGGGCTTGAGGCTCCGTTTGATCCCGTGGCTTTCATGAAGGAATTCGAGGAAGCCAAGGAGGAGCGTAAGTCTTGGGTGACGGCATTCGCCGCTTGGGTTGCTGACAGTGTCAAGAACTTGCCAGCGTACATAGCCACAACAGTGTGCTATACCACTGGCATTTCCTGTCCTAAGGATGCAGCATGGTTGAAGGTAGTGGCAGGTGTTGTCACTTTTACCTCCATGGTCCTACTGACACACGCCTTCAAGTTTATGCTTAAGGTGGTTAAGGGCTTGGTGTCTGCTGTTTGGGGCCTCTTTGCCGATATGTTCGGTTTGAGGGAACCCGAGGAGCAGAGTAACACCAAGGAGCCCAAGGTGAGGACCAAAGCCCGTGTTGAGGGCATTCCTAGGTTCGCCGAGCAGCAAGCAAACAGTCAGC